CGCAGATTATTCCGTTTGAGTTGAACTGGGCGCAGAAATTATTGGTTGATATTGTGCTGAAGGACTTGGAAGCGGGCGTGCCGGTACGATATATCGTATTGAAAGCTCGCCAGATGGGGTTATCGACTATCATTGAGGCCCTTTGTTACTGGTGGACCACCACACATCGCCATGCTCGTTCGCTTATTATGGCGCACGAATCAACGTCCGCGGAAACTTTGTATGAAATGTTTCGTCGTTATTATGATTTTTCGAACTCGATGTTTCAACCGGACAAAAAGTATAACACCCGAAAAGATATTGTGTTTGACGTTGAAGATAACGTAAAAGCCGAGTGGAAAAAGCATATCGATGCTTGTGAAAGTCCGGAGTCGTGCGGCGTATCACATAAACCGTTGGGGCTTGACAGCAGTATTAAGACCATGGTTGCCAAAGATGGTAAAGGTCGTTCACTTATGATTACCTTTTTTCATGGGTCCGAGGTTGCCTTTTGGGAAGTCAAAGCCGATGTCGTTTCGTCAGCGATTCAGGCGATACCTATGGCGGCTAATACATTTGGTTTTTTGGAGAGTACCGCTAACGGTGTTGGTGGTTATTTTTACGATGAATGGCAGAATGCTGTAACTGGTGAAGGCGCCTTTCGTCCGTTATTTTTTGCTTGGCATGAGCATAGTGAGTACGAGTTGCCATGTACTATGTCGTTGACTGACTATACCGAAGAGGAACTAAAGTTATTCGATATCTTTCGCGAAAAAGGTTATGACCGCGATTCGTGGGATCGTAAAGTTTTGTGGCGTCGGGCAAAGAAAAAAGAGTTTCGTTATGATCCTAAGAAGTTTTACCAAGAATATCCAGCCACAGATATGGAAGCGTTCCTAGCATCTGGTCGCCCAGTATTTGATCTTGAAATATTGCGTAAAATGGAACAGTATGCCAAGAAACATTCGAATCATCGATTCGGGCAGATTGTACCGGACGGCACTAATATCGGTTCGAAAAATTATGTGTTTGAAGAGATTGCAACAATATCTGAAGGTAGTGATCCATCTCCATTGAAGGTTTGGGATTTACCGGAACCGGGTGAAAAGTTTGTTATTGGTGTCGATGTGTCGGAAGGTAAAATTGAACAGACTACAACAGGTAAAGAAAATGACTATTCTGTAATTGACGTGACACGTGTCAGAGATTTGAAAACTGTTGCACGTTGGCGCGGCCATATCGATCCCGATTTACTTGGCGGTGTTACTTATGCTATTGGTACATTTTATAACACTGCTTTGGTGGCTGTGGAAATTAATAACCATGGTTTGACAGTAGTCCAGAGTTTACGAAATAAATTTTATCGTAACCTTTATAAACGGGAGACCAGCGAAGAGAACCAATTCCAAGAACGAACGGCTTTGATGGGTTGGCGCACTGACAGAAAAACTAAAAAGGTCATCATTAATAATCTAGTGCATGCAATCCGTGATAGTGATATACTTGATTTAGACATTCTCTTTATACGCGAATGCATGACTTACGTCAAAGATGACCAAGGTTTCACAAACGCGCAAGAGGGTCGATTCGACGATACAGTTATGGCCAAAGCAATCGCTTTAAAAATGACTGACTTCGATGAAATGGATTCCGCTACATTAAGAGACAATATTAGTAAACCAATAAAGAGAAATAAAAATGCCTCCAACACAAACGCCAACAACGAACTCGACTCCATCGCCAACCCAACCGGCATCCGACCAAGCCACTCAAATTCCGAAGCAGTCGCCCGAAGAAGAGATGCAAGAGCTCGGCACCGTCGCGGAAGGTAGTGCAAGTGAACTGACGCTTGAAAAAGCGTTGAAGATGTATGACGCGGCTAAAAAGTATACCTCTACTGGACTTCGAACCAACTGGGACAATTATTTCAAGGTTTATAAGGGCGAACGTGTTGTTCGTAATTATGAGGGTATTTCGGACCCTAATATTCGCGAGTCACACACCATTATTGAGACTTTAGTCGCCAATATTGCTGGTGGTAACCCATCGTTCCACTTTGTTGCAACCAATGAAGAACAAACTGGCGATACTGAAATATTGAACGGTATGCTCGATTATTATATGCAGTGCAATCACATGGGATTGAAAAATCAAGAGTGGGTTCGCGACATGTTGCTTTATGGTACCGGTATTCTTCACGTTACTTGGCGCGATGGTAAACCATTCATCGAAAACATTCCACTTCGTGATTTCTTCGTCGATCCAACTGCTACTGGTATGGTTGATACGACCAACCCAGCTCGTTATGCCGGATTCGAATACTTGGCTGATAAAGAAGTCCTAAAACAACAGATGATATATAGTGCCAAAGAAAATAAAATGGTGCCTAAGTATAAAAACTTGGACATAATCGGGGTTGATACTACAGTCAACCAGGGCGGTCAAGCTGATGGTGATCATGGTTCAATGGATAAGGCGTTCAAGGATATGTTCAACGGTTCAACTCTTGGAGAAGATGCTGTTGATTCTCAGGTCCGAGTTATTATCATTTATGATCTAATTAGTGAAAAAATTGTTGAAATTGGCAATAAAAAAGCGTTTATTTACTACGAAGACAGTCACTTGCAACGTGAGGCGTCTGAATTACCTGGCGAACCAGTCGAAGTTGAAGGCGAATCAATTCCTACGACTAAAAATCTTGATGAAATTGAACCATTCTTGCCGTTTGCTGTACTTCGTGACTACGTTGACACGTCATTATTCTATGGTGAAGGTGAAATGGCCATCATCATGGGTGACGCCGAACTGTTGAACGACTATGAATCAATGGATATTGACAATAATGCCTACCAAAATACTCCGATGTACTGGATTGACCCACAGTTTGCTGATTTGGCACCTGAAATTGAGACAATCCCGGGTGCGGTATATCCAATACCGCGTAATGCGATGGGCGCTTTGGAACGACCACAATTATCTGGTGATTTGGATAACAAGAAACAACGTATTCAGGAACGTATGCGTGCCGCTACGGCTGCAGACGAGGCCGTACAAGGCATCGCAGCCGGGAATAGTCGTACAACTGCCACTGAAGTCTCTACGCAGATTGGACAGGCTCAAAACCGCTTTTCAACTAAGACTTCTAACCTTGAAAACGAAGGTTATGCTCAATTGGCTGAAATCATCTACAAAATGGTGCAGATTTTCGTTACGCGAACCACTGCTATGCGTATTGTTGGTAAAAACGGTACTGAGTTTAAAGATTACGATCCATATGAATTTAATGGCAAATGGGAACCACACGTTGAACTTGATACGACTATTAAACGAAAACTTATGGAAGTCGGTCAAAAGGACAACCAAGTTTACTTGCAACTATCAGAAGATCCACATGGTGTATTCGATCCGATAGAAGTCAAACGATTTATCGTTCAACATATTGATCCATCTGTTACTGATGAACGGTTTAATAAGATGCTTGCTCAACCTACACCACCACAACCGAACGAAGGTGAGATGAAGATGCAAGCCGATCAAGCAAAGGCTGAATTGGCCGCGGTCGCTGAGATATATCGATGGGCTACTCCATTTGTCCAGTCACAGATTGAAACAATTCTCCATATGCAACCAGATCCTCAACATGAGATCGATGAAAACCACAATGCCGTCAAGATTGGTGCTGAACAGGCTGACTTATTGAACCCTCAAACTGATTCTAAGGGTAATCAGGACCCAAGTGTCCCTGCGTTGCCACCACCGGTTGACCCTAATGCGCAGACACCTGATGGTATGAGTGCGGCTCCTGCTGGAACCGGCGATGCCACTCCAGTTAGTGCTTGACATATTGGTTATAGTTTGGTACAGTAAACCCATTAAAAAAGGAGCAAACCATGTCAGATTTACCAGAACCAGGTGAAGTACAAACGGACGAAGTAGATAATCGCACTCGATTGCAAAAGAAAAAGGAAGTTCATCAATTAGCTGCTAAAAATCGGGCCGATGCTCAGAATACTTTGAAGATTTCCTATAAAAAGATTCGTGAAGAACCGGCGTTTGCTGATATTTTGGTGAAGGCCCAAGGTCTACATGATTTACATTTGCGTTTGGCTAAAGATGGTGTTGGTTATCAGAATACTGGCAAGATGGATGCTAATGGTAACCCGGAACAGGCTACTGTATTTTTTACACATGAAAAACGTGTTACGGAACTTGATAAGGCTGCCGGTATTGAAGAATTGACGGACTATATCAAACGTCAAACGTCGGATGAAAATATTACGCCGGTTGCCCCGAAAAAAATCGTTAGTTGATTTTGTATTTCCTTTGGTGGTATAGTTGTAGCATAACTGCATTAGCAGTTTGCAAATTCAAACACATAAAGGAGAAAGACAGATGGAAGACGATTCCACAACCGACGCAGCGAATAACCAGTCTGATAGTGCCGCAAGCACTGCAACCAGCACTGACTCGGCCGCTTCGACGGAACAACAGACCGCCGACACAGGCGATAACCTGGACACATCTAAATCAACCGATGATTCGGCTGGTGGCGATAAGTCAACAGACGATAGTGGGGATGATAAGGCTCCAACTACATTCGACACCGATCTTGATGATTGGGCTGAAAAACGCAATGGTGCTAAACCCACCACCGATGTAGAGCGTCAAGCTTTGCAGGAATTGCGTGATAAGCAGCGGGAATATACTCGCAACCAACAGTCAAAAGATGCAAATAAGGAAATTTCTAAATCCATTAAGGATGTGAAATTGCCTGATGGTGCTGATCAGGATGATGACACTTTTGAGGATCCAGTCACTAAAAGGCAGGATGCGATTGAAGCTCAGTTGGCAGAAGAGAGAAATCTCAGAGTGCGATCCGAGTATTTTACTGATAAAGGTGTTACGATGGAGGAATCAAAGGTAATGGGTGAAATCTTGAAAGAGAAGGTAGCCAAGGGCGGCAAGTCTGCACTTGATTATTGGACCAATCCGGACAACCTAGAAGATTGGCATTCTTTGGCGCAAGCCAGATTAATGAAATCTACCGATAATTCAGCCGTTGCCGATGCAGCTGCTCAAAAAGAGCGTGAGAGAATTGCTAAAGAGAGTAAAGCAAATGGTCCGTCCAGGAATGCTTCTACCACTAGCACCTCTGACAAGTCCGAGGAAGCAAAGCGATTAGAGAGATTCACAAACTGGTAGGCCTCTAATATTTAAGAAAGTGCAAAAAATAAAATGGCAAACCAAAACTATGCAACAGATGTCCTAAATAAAATCGACGAACGATTCTATTTAGACTCTAAAACAAACTCCATTGTAAACAATGGTATCGAGATGGATTTCAGCAATGGTAACAACGCTGTAACTATCTACAACATGGATGTAGTCGCTGAAAACAACTACCTACGAACAGGTATAATGCGATACGGTCAATTAGTCGAACTTGGTAACGGTGTTCAGACATTTGTCTTGTCTCAGGACAAGTCATTCGCGATCTCAATCGATCGTGGTAACCGTGAAGACTCAAAGATGGTTCCTGCAATAGACGAGGCTGTTAAGCGCCAAGTCCGTGAAGTTTCTATCCCAACAGTCGATATTTATCGCTTGGCGATCGCTGTTGCTTACGCGGTTGCAAATAGCCAAGGTGCAACAAGTTCATTAGCTTACACAGATACGTTTTCAAAGATTTTGACACAGCGTGCTGCTTTGATTGAAGCTAAAGTTAATGTCGATGACATCGTACTTTACATCAACCCAACAGTAGAAACTTACTTGTGGCTTGATACCGCATTTAAGGCCGCTTGTGACATTTCAACAGCTGATAAGAAAACTGGTGTTCTTGGTACAGTAATGGGTATGACAGTCGTTGTCGTTCCTGCTTCTTACCTAATCGCGAACCTAGGTTTCATGATGCTATCGAAGAATGTGTTGGCCGCTCCTACTAAATTTAACGAGATCAAAACTGGTGATGGATTCCCATTCGGAATCAGTGGTATGGTTGCCTTCGGACGACGATACTACGACTGCTTTATCCCTACAAACAAGGGTGTTGCAATCCGTTTCCACAAAATTGCCTAATCAATAGGCTGAAAGAAAGGTACATATAGATATGGCACAACCACGAAAAGGCGTAGCAATAATGCAAGAAGAGAATAACGGCGTTCAATACGAAGCGGGATTGTATCGACATCCGGACACAGGGGCAGAACTTGTAACCAAGTTTGATCCATTGTTTGGTGACGCCCAATCTGAAGGTGTGGCACGCGTAGGGTTCGTAAGGGTAGGAGATGCTCCAACTGATTACGAAGTTACCCTTCCACAGATCAATGCCTCCGCTAAGAGTGAAAATACGACCAACGAATCTGAGACTGTAAAGGGTCTTCAGGCGCGTATGACACTAATCGAGAACGAAAAAGCTGCTACTGCCGCTCAACTGGAGGCTGCGCAAGCCGCTGACGTTGTTGAACAGCCAGTAGCACCAAAAGTAACAAAAAAAGTAGCACCAAAAGTAACAAAAAAAGCTAAGAAAGGTAACAAAAAATAATGGCAAACCCAGCAAACTCAACAGCTTATAAACTACCTGACGGCCAAATCGCCGTAGATGTCACTGAAGCTAAAACTCTGACCGTGGACGACAGTGGTTACGCCCAGAACGTTATTTACGCTAACGGCGTTGTAACAATTCCAGCAACAGCAACTTTGGGTAAGTGGATCATCCGTAATGGTGGTCTAGCAGTTGCGAGTGGTGTACCATCAGGCGCAACCATGAACGGTAACAAAATCTCAGTCAGCCCTAACTCGTCTGACAAAATTCAAGGTGGAGTCAGTGGTACTGCTACTGATGACAAGGACCTCATCAACACTGCTGCTACGGCAAAAGTTGGTGATGAAGTTCGAATCTTGAACTGTGGTGAAACTAACGGCCCTGTCGTTACTGACATCAAGGGAACTTGGTCAAGGGAACAGTAAGAATATATTATATATATTCTGTCAAGAAAAGAGGTATCCCCAGTGGGTACCTCTTTTTATATGTGAAATTTGTGTTTGGCATACTCCGTACATACCAGCTATCTCCGTTTGTGATATATTCGGGTCGCTGAGTAATACTTTGATTTCTTTTACCTGTTTTTCAGTGAGTTTGGCTTTGCAGTTACGTTCTCCATACATACTGCGTCGTTTTTTGGCCATATCGCGCATATTATCGGTATTATCGCCCCAAGATAGGTTTTCTGGGGTATTATTTAGTTTATCGTCGTCCTTGTGGCAAACTAGTTTTTTACCAGTTGGCGAGTCTCCTATAAATGCCAATGCTACCATTCTGTGTACGAATAATTGGCTGGTTTTCCCGTTACAATATAGTGTGACACATGGGTAGCCTCTTGATCCGATTCCCCACTTTAGAAATTCGTTTTTGTTATTGGCATATTTACTTTTTATAATTGGTTTAACGTTGCCTAAGTTTGATATTACATATTTGGTGTTGAACGGTTTGTATGGTACTGGTTTGAATATCTCTTGCATATGGGTATTGTACACTATGAAACATATAAAAACAATCGTTATGTTTTACGATTAGGTTGTATGTTACAATTATTTATAGAATATGATAATATAGACATATAACTGAAAGAAGAAAATAAAAATGATCACACCAGTCCAAGCAGCACTCATTCAAACAGGCATGGTCGCCGCCGGGGCGATGAAAACAGTCACCTTTGATGGTGGAATCACCAGTGGGGCTCTGTCTGCTGGCGCTACTCTTACTACAGTCTTGACCGGTACCAACAATGATATGGTTTTCACTAATAAAACTGCTGGTACGGCGGGCAATAGTGTTTCGATTGAATATAAGGACCCTATTTCGACTGTAGCGCGTGCTATACAGGTCCACGTCAATGCTGGAACTATAAAGGCTATCACAGTCGAATTAGCGACTGCAAGCCTTACAGCGGCTTCTAAAGTGCTTACGAGTGATAATACGGAACTAACGGATGGCGATACGGTTACGATTGGTACAACTGTTTATCGATTCAAAGACACGATGGCTCAGGCTTACGATGTTAAACGAGACGGTACGACTGCCGACACTACTATGGGTAACCTTATCAAGGCCATCAACGGTACTGGTACGGCTGGTGTTGAATACTTTGCCGGGACTTTGGTCCACCCAACATGCACAGCTGGCACTTTGACCGCTCATGCTACTACTGTTACCGCTAATACTGGTGGTACTGCTGGTAACTTTATTGCAATTGCTGAAGCATCGACTCATCTTTCATGGGCTGGTGGTGCGGTATTCCTTACCGGTGGTTTAGATGCCGGACAAATCATTTCTACTGCTGCAAACGTTAAAACTGCTGTCGATGCTCATACCGAAGCGGCCGCACTTGTTAGTGTTGCCAACTCAGGTGGTGATAATGGTACTGGGGTCGTTACGGCAATGGTCGCAACATTAATGACTGGTGGTTCAGATGGTAAAATCCCTCTATTCAATGTAACTGGTCCGATCATTTGTTCACTACGTGGCTATATCGCAACGAGTTTGACTGGTACAAACGCTACTTTGGTCCACGGTGTCACTGGTACAACAAATATGTTGATTCCTATTTTGACCTCAACTACACTTGTAGTTCCAAAGGGAATCGACAAATCGGCTGCTGTTGTTGCTCGTGGTACTGCGCTTGATAAAGTCCCTCTATGGCTAGTTCAGAATGAACAAATATTCGCTACGACTGCTACGGCTGCTACAGCCACAGGTAAAATTAATTATATACTCGATTACATCGCATTGGCACCTAATTCAGATGTAACCGCAGCGTAATAAAAAGGAACGATATGCTACACGACAAAACAAACACATCGGACTCAGTCGAAATCAGTAAGAATGGCGAATTGGCACATAGTTCAGTAGTTGACGGTGTTGACGTTAATAGTCGTCATTTGAAGTATAATATGCATTTAGTCCTCCGCGATAAAGACGGCAACATCAAAGATGAACGATTCTTACACAATACTGTCACCACTGCTGGTAAGAATGCTATCGCAGATCAGATTCTAGCGTCTCCTACGCTTGCTAAACCGGGTTGGATGGCAATTGGTACAGGTTCGCCGGCTGCAACGCTCCTAGGGACTGAAATAAGCCGTGTAGCGTTAACTTCTAAGACTCGTGGTGCTAATGCAATCATTACTTTTGTTGGTAACTGGGCAGCGGGTTCTGGCACTGGTGCTTTGACTGAAGCTGGTATATTTGATGTTGTTACGGCTAACACGGTTAATATGTGGGCTTCACAATCATTCAGTGTAATAAACAAAGGCGCTTTGGACGTACTTTCAATAAGTTGGACTTTGACTATAAGCTAGGAGGCTTAAAATGGCTTTCGATGCACGTAAAAACTTTGCAATCTCAACAGTAGCAACTGCTCCTATACCTGCAACCTCTGGTGTTACTGTGATAGTTGCGACTGAGCAGGGAGAATTATTCCCTGCCGCTCCTTTTAACGCTGTTATATGGCCAATTGGGACTAATCCTAGTTCTACCAATGCCGAGGTTGTACGTGTTACTGTCAAAGTGACTGATACATTAACAGTTACTCGTGCGCAGGAAGGTTCTTCAGCTCGCACAGTGATTGTCGGTGATCAAATCATGGCTGGTTTGACAGATAAAACGTTAGCGGATATTGAATCTGGTATTCCAGTAAAGGCTGCTGGGACTGATTTAGATGCGTTGACTGACGATGCGGAGTTTATAACCTCTAAGGCTGTTCATGACGGTCATAACGTGCCTCACGCCGCTGTAGACACATCAGGTAAGGTACTGGTTTCTAATGGCACAGATTGGGTTGCATCAACTCCGACGTTCCCTAACGCCTCAGCTACTACTCGCAAGATTATCGTATCTGATGGTACGAACTGGACGGCGTCTACGGAAACTTACCCTATTGCCACTACATCAGGTAATACCCTAATTTCTGACGGTACGAACTGGACAAGCGCCAAAGTGGCTAATGCTAATTTATCTACAACCGCCGGGGACGTTGGTGGGGCATGGTTGGCATGGACACCAACATTATCGGGTCGTCTTAATGATGCTAAATGGACAAAAGCCTGTAAGTATACTCAGATTGGTAAAACAATTTATTTTAGGTTATATCTAGTATCTAATAATGCAACTCCTATGGATGGTGGAGCGACAGATGCTATATTCTCCTTACCTGTGACATCAGTTTCAATCGCGGCACAGGTCCCAGTCATAGGTCAGGCAGGGTTCCTAGACCCTGGTACGGCACGCTACACTGGTTGGGTTGAGTATAACTCTACAACTACTGCTCGTGTACGATATATAGATACCGCTGCCGTGACTGCATCTGGTGGAGATAATTCTATTACCAGTACCCTCCCGATTACATGGACTACAAGCGACGAAATATATTGCCAAGGTACTTATGAGGCCGCCTAATGTATGGCAGAATATACTATGGAGAAGTGCCGTACGCCGCAACAGGCAATTATACTGGCTCTGTTTATAATGTCAGTCTAAGTGACTCGGTTACTAGTAGTGATGCCAGGGTTTTTACGATTCGTATTTATAAATCCGATACAGGGTCTACTGCCGATTCAATTATTAAAACTGTTAGTTTAGAAAAATCTGATTCGACTGGTAGTACTACTGATAGCATCGTTAAAACTACTACTAAAAACGTTTCTGATTCAGTTACTAGTTCAGAAATATTAGGTCCTAAAACACTCATAAAGAATATGGCCGATTCGGTTACGTCATTTGATGTGTTTAGTCGGGTAGTAACCTGGTGGCGCACGTTTGTTGAATCTGTTTCTGTAGCTGATCAAATTATTAAGACCATTAACCTTAAAAAAACCGATACTATAAATATCACTGATGCATATAGTAAAACTTATACTATTAACGTTTCTGATTCAGTTATACTAAGTGATTTGATAAACTTATCGCGAATTGCAATGGCGTTATATACTGTTAATACCACTAACGAAAATCGTACTATTAATGAGTTGAGTGAAAGCCGTTCGATCGATATTAAAAACTCTAATCGTTCTATAAATCAGGTCAACAACCAAAACACTGTTAATACCGATGGTTCTAGTGCTATAATTGACACAGATAGTAATAAAAGGACACTACAATAAAATGTCACAAATACAAACAATAAACACTGTACAAGGTAACACGGCACCAGCATTAGGAATCACCGCTAAGAGAGCAGGAGTTGTTATTGACGTTACTGGTGCAACTGTTGATTTAATAATCGCGAGGGGTTCAACTGTCGTGAATACTGGTCATACAGCGTGTACACTTGTTACTCCTATATCGGGTCTGGTTTCGTATACTCCAGGTGCCAATGACTTTATTTCTCCAGGTACTTATAAAGCTGATTTACGTATCACTTATGCTGGTGATGGCAGTGTTGAGACACTTTATGATCAATTGAAAATTAAAGTTAGGAAACATCTATGATTCTTTCAGATATTCGTGCTTCAGTACGTGGTCGGCTTGATGATACCCAGTATGACCAAGCGACTATTGACGAAGCAATAAATTGGTTTCATTACGAAGTTTTTAACGATCATCGAATTCGTTTTATGGAGAGTTCTGACGATATTTATGTTTCGGCCGGCGACACATCTGCCGATATGCCTGATGATATGCAAACAATGCTCAACGTTCACGTTACTTCGCCGCAAGTGTACAATATTTTGAACCGATACATGGAATATGGTGATTTCATGAAGAATTATCCTGGTTATGCAACCTACACTCCTAGTCAGGTCCAGGCGTGGACTGATTTCGGTAACGGTATGCGTTTGGCCGCTCCGGCATTAACAGATGCAACAGTTAGCATTGACTATCTACGTCGCCCTCAAACACTGGTGGATGATAATGATACATCTGATATTCCTGATCAATATGGTGAAATGGTTGTATTAGGTGCTTTGGCACGTTGTATGGAGCGCAATGAAGATTACGGTGAAGCTGCATCCGAACGAGCTAACTTAGCACCTTTGGTTACTTCTTTCGTTCGTAACGAAGGGCGTGGCGGAATGAAAATTGGGCCAACGATTATGCGGACTAATCGTCGATCACCTCGCGGAAGTTACAACGCAAGTAAGGACTTCTAACCATGCAAAGTGCTTTTACGCCACGTATGAACCCACAGGCGACTTCTTCGCCAGCTGTTGAGGAAACTTACGATTTAAAGGGTTTGAACCTCATTACACCTGATGCGGTTATGCCAGCTGGTGAAAGCCCTTGGACGATTAATTCACGTTCTTATGCTCGTGACGAAGGTGATACAAGGGTCGCCAACCGAACACGCAAGGGTTCTGGTTACCTATCTATTCCTGTTGGCGAAACGGCAGACGTTCAGAACGTTGCTACGGCCATAGGAGACGTTGCATTCTCTCCAACCCAAGTTATTGCACAACCTATCGTATTTAGCGGTAGCGGGGCTCTAACGCGCTTACAACCAGCCATTAAGAAGTTAGCTGGTGCCACTGGTCACGTTATCGTAGAGATTTGGTCAGATAATGCCGGGTTCCCGGGTCAGTTGATTGCTCAGGGATCTATTTTAGCAAGTACGATTACTACAAGTTATCAATATCTATCCGCCTACTTCATTGATGCGCCAAGTGTAGTTGCTGGGACTCAGTATTGGTTAGTTTGCTATACCCAAGATAATGGAAGTGGGACTTACTATTTAAACCAAACTGCCCAGGTGGGTGGTGTAGCCGACATGTTATCTTTAAATGCTGGTGGTTCATGGAGTACAATTGCTGCTTCAATCCGATATAAAACCTATATTTCTACTGTCGGTAAGGCAAAAGGGTTTACGACTCGTTATCCATCCAACAGTGTTAATAAGATTATATTTGCTCATGGTACTACGGTCCAAGCGTTCAGTAAAGGCAATGGTGTTCTAACGGCTATTGATACCGGTCGTGATGCCAACGCATCTATTTATAGGTTTGCTCAAATGGACGATTACACTCTGTACACCAATGGGTATGATAAACTGCGACAATGGGATGGTACTAATGCGCCAAGTGATGTTGCTAATGTCCCTACGAATACACCTAGCAACGTTATAATGTGGCAGAATCGTTGTTTTGTGATGAGTGCCAGCACTCGTGTTGATTTCTCAGAGTTGAGTGATATTACAACTTGGCCTTCCGTTAACTTCTTCTATGTACCAACCCCCCTATCGGCCGACCATATGTCAGGTTGGAAGGTATTTCAAGATAACTTAGTTATTTTCACTCACGAGACTAAACACGTTATTACTGGTTCAGACATCTCTAGTTTCACGCGTCGCGAAGCCATCGGCACTAAGGGGGCTGTCAGCCAAGAAGCAATTGTTGCGGATCGAAATTACATTTACTTTATGGCGGATGATGGACAGATTTACCGGTACAATGGTGTGTCCGATCAATTACTATCAGATAAGATTCAACCTGAACTGCAAGGTATCTCTAATATGAATACTGTTCGTTTGGATATTTATCGTAACCAATTACGTGTTTACTATGCTAAAAATCCAAAGGGATATGCTGATAGAATGGCGTTGCTTGACCTTGAAACGATGCAATGGTTCCTTGATACTGGTCATCCAGTAATGGGTTCAATGAACCTGTATCTCGATAATAATGAATTAATTGAATTCAGTTCGTTAGTTGGCGCGGCTTATTATGGCGAAACCCAAGGTTCTGACTTAGGTAAAAAGATTGACTATAAGTTTTGGACCAACTATAAAACCTATGCTTATCGTAAACGTTCTGGTCAAACATTTGGCGGCGCATCGGCTAAGAAACGAATTAAGCGTTTTAGACCGATTGTAAGGACCGTAGACGCCGATTATACCCTTTCCGTGGGTAAAGACATGAATTTCCAGAATACGCCTGATATGCGGGCTTATGAAGTGTCTGGCGGTGGTGCTAAGTGGGGGGCATTTAAGTGGGGAGATGGCACCAAGTGGGGAACGCAACAACAGGTCCAGAATCGTTCAGGTATGAGCGGTCGTGGCGAACATATTCAATACCGTTTTGAACGTAACGGAGTTGAAACTCCAGTTGAATTGTATGGTTATATTAGTCAATACAAGATTGGTCGCCAAAAATAATGGATACTGGATTACCCCTTACTGGTGGTACACTCAGTCGTTTATCACCAAATTCAACTAGAGAAGAACAGATTGCTGTTTTAAACAGTATTATTGATCATCTTAATGGACTTTTAAAATCTCAAGTCTTTTCTGATACTTCACATAAACGTTATATTAATGGGTATTTACCTGGTGGGTGGCCGGGTGGTGACTTCGGTATGAAAATATCTGCTCCAGGCAATGACGTCACGGATCCACATGCTCAACTACTGTACTATTGGGACTACACTACTAACATTCAAGTAATTTATAACAATAATATTCCTACTATTTTGCAAGGTTCGGCTCCTGACGATGGTCGCGCCGGCAACTGGCAGACTAAACCAGGGATTGATGTTGTTGCTGAACTAGGAGGTTAAAATGTCTTCTCCAGATAACCTTATAAAAGACTCTGATCGACCATTCGATATGATAACGTATATGGACCATGGCAGTTTAGTGATTCCAGCTGGCGGTGGGTTAGGGGCTACTATGTCAGTTCCGCACTCGCGGCTATTTACGCCATTGCCAGTAGGAACATGGTCTACCGATCCAGTCTTTTCTACTAGCAAAGAGTGTTTCTTTTCTGGTTGGGAAGGTGTTGATCCAAATCTTCCGTATGTTACGGTAAAAACTGATAGTACCAATCTGGTTGTCAGTGGGCTTAACCCCACTGGCGCTGACATCGTCGCTTACTGGCGTGTTTATGGGTTTATGCCTAGTGATGTGAATGTTGATGCCCCTTATACAGCATCTTTGGCTGATAAATTCCAATCCAACAGTGATTACAACTACACTAAGTTACTACTTCCTGGAGTTGCGCTGGCGGGCACGTCACCTACAGTTCATCATGGTCTTGGGAAACGCCCTCAAGTTCTTGCTTGGATTAAATCAGGTGGGTATATTGAACAATTAAATGTTAGCGGGTATGTGAAAGCCAATACTTCAGATGTAATAATAATTAACCCAAGTAATGATATTCATTATCGGATATATGCGGATTCGCAATTATGACAAAACCTAATAATTTTATATTTAATTCTGACTATGCATCGTTGAAGAATGATGATAAAAAATCAGCCAGTATTTACATAGGCGACAGTGGTGTTTTAGCCACTGGGGCAAGTAAGGTATATGAATCATTTTTGACAGTTGGTACTACTAACGCTGGTGTCAGAGGACAAATGTCATCTGATTTAGCACCTAGTGATGTATGGTGCTCTTTAGGTATGTTAGCCCCGGTTACAGTGACGGTTTATTCGGGCGGAGTGCCAGTTGATAGTTTTTCTTATAATCTTCCAGTAGTAATCGAACGTGTTTCAGCTACTGTTATACGTTTGTACGCCATATTTTATAGTTACGGTGAAGGTGTGGATATGCAGATTACTAGCGGATTTCAGACAATAACAGCTGATGTGGTGACATTTTTATCGCCATTCAATTAGAGTAAAATATAAGTATATGTGATAAAATTGATAATATAAAGGAATAAAACAAAAATGGCAGCACCAACAGTTCAAGCAGTAAACGACATTGTGAATCAACTTACGGCAGCTTATAAGCCACAGGCTGATATTATTGATAATTCCATCGCTTCAAACAACGCTTCCGGAGCTGATCAGATTGCCGGTTTAGATGCTAAGAAAACAACTGCGTTTAAGACTATTGATCAGAATGCTAACAACCGAGGAATGTATTTCTCAGGGTTCCGCCCAAATGAACAAGCTAATTACACTGGTGGTACTTACTTACCAGCCCTTGCTAACCTTCAAAATACTATTGCTGCGACTCGCGAATCGTTACTTGGTAAAAAAGCTGACCTTGCTACTGGTACGAATACCCAAGCTATCACTATTAATAATCAAGAAAAATCTGCTTATCAACAATGGCAAGATGCTCAGGATGCCGCTGCACGAGCTGAGGCTAATCAGGCTACACAAAATGCCTTTACTGCATCTGAGAATGCCAAGAATCGTGCTGCAAGCGCTGCAGCATCAGCCGCTTCGATTGACCCAGCCAAAGGTTATGGTATGAGCCATAATACTAATGGCGGTCTGGAATTTCATGGACCTAATGGTTCTCCTGTCACCCTTGCTCAATACGCTTCTGTTACTGGTACTCCTATTGCTAACTTGTTGGCTGCATCTGGTGATGCAACTGATGCTAAGATTCTTAAAGCCTGGAACGCAACCAATGGAGATCCAAACAATTTGGCCAAATTGGCTGGACAATATAGTTACGTCTTTGGGAGTTAAACCATGGGCATTGACTTAGCCGCAATGTATAAAGCCGGGGCATCGAGTGGGGGTGGTTCGTCGCCTAACCCACGTTTTAAGGGTACTAGTGGCCCTATTGACTTAGCCGCAATGTATAAAGCCGGGGCATCGAGTGGGGGTGGTTCGTCGCCTAACCCACGTTTTAAGGGTACTAGTGGCCCTATTGACTTAGTTAATATGTATAAATCTGGCGATAACTCTTGGGGTGCTGCACAAGGCAGGAAACAACAACAAGATGAAACTTTTCAAACACTCAATGATATTGATCAAGGTAAACATAATGGTAAATTTACTGATCAACTAAAGATTATTATGGATGCTAGTAAAAGTGGCCTGATTAGTGATGGTGATAAGAAAAAGTTAGTTCAGGCCGCTATGGCTAAACAATCAGCTGATTTGGCTGATCAACAAGAAAAAAGTAAAACCGTACTTGATCATGTTATGGATGTTACATCCATTCCGGCTAAAATAGTTGTTGGTGTTGGTGATAGCGTTAACACATTCGGTAATGGTATCGCGGCCGATGTTAACTACGTTGCAAACGATATTAATGGCAATCATAAGAAAACCCAAGATGCGGTTATTGCTCATACACTGGCTGCTCAAGATTTGACTCGTAAAGCCAATGCCGGCGGTCCATTAACACCAGAGTATAAAGCGAAATTACTTCGCCAAGTTCAGGCTGAGACCAATATGGCTAAAATTGCTAAGGATCAACAGACTGCTGACCACGCAGATGTTGCAACTAACGCGGACCCATGGAAGATGGCGGGTGCTGGTGGTAATATTCTCTTGAACGTTGCGATGCTTGGTACAGGTGGCGCAGCTGCGGAGGCTGGTAAAGCTGGAGTTGATTTAGCTATTGAAGGTGGTTCGAAGTTAGCTCTTGAACAGATCGCTAAACAGGGTATTAAACAGGTTGCAATTGGTACCGTACAAGGCGGTTTAGGTAGTGGCGCTAGTGTTTTGGAACAAAAAGGTAAAGATACTACATGGAATGATTTAGCCCCTGCACTTGCTACCGGTGCGATTACAGGTGCGATATTTGCTGGTGGTTCATATTTAGCTGGTAAAGGACTAGGTGCGATATTTAGTCACTTTAAGGCTAATAACGTGACCCCATCTGACGTGATGGCAATGACACCAGAGGATTATCAAAAATCTATTTCTACTAAAACTGACGCGGTGCCATTAGACGTTGCTAAAACCGAACTGGGTCAAGTAAAGACTACGATTGCTGATACTGGTAAATCGGTTGATGGAATCAAACCAATTCCATTTGGTGATAAAACTGCTGCACCTACTGCAGTCCCAGAAGTTGCGCCTTCAACTGGCTCAAAGTCAATGTTTGAAGCTATCCCAACTGTCGCTGCTGGTGATGTGAAGGCTGCACCATTGGCCAAGCAATATATTAATGGTCAATATGATGAAATTGCTCAAAAAGTCAAAGTAGCCGGTGATGCACTTGATAAACATGATACAGCGTTAATCCCGCAGATTGAGAACGCTAAAGCAATGAGTTCAACTGAAGCGGCCGCCCGAGTCGAAGCAATTGCTCAACAGGCGCATAATCCTGAAGCATTTAAAACTGCTGTTGCGGCATTAAAAGAATTTGCTGACACTCGTCTCACAAACGATAAATTCCTTGGTCGCACCATGAATGAACGTCAGAACTATCTATCTCGTTTCTACGAACGCCCTACAGGTGCTGCAGGAGAGGCGTTAGACCGTCTGAAACTCGTAAAGGGTGATAAGTTGCCTGGTTATGTTAAAGACCGTACAATCGCCACACAAGCCGAAGCAGAGGCATTGGCCGCTATGAAGAACCCAGACGGTTCATTAATGTACCCTCATTTGAAGTTACGAAATGCCAACGTCTTCGAAGATGCTCAACAGGCTATTTCTATGGCTAAATCAGATCATGGTAAACAGGCTATCAAATTGGCGTTAGAACAGGCTCATCCAGGCGTAAAAATTGGTAATGGTCAAATTGGTTATGATGCCGGAACTGGCGTCACTTACAAAGCATTAACGATGCCAGGTGCCAAAGGGTTAAGCGCACCAGAATCAATCGCTGACTTTTATAATCGTCGTGCTAATCCTGAAGTTCCAAAAGATATATTTGGTATTAAATTAAAAGATGGCAACATAGTTCCAGTTCGGGATAACGAAATAATCCAACAGTTGAAAGCCACTGGTGGCCAACTGGTTGACCCTGCAACCGGCAAATCATTACACAGTAATATTGTTTCGCGAGCATTACGTTCGGCCGAGAAACATCCAGTAGGGGCTTATGACACGATAAACGCTAATTTGAAGTACTCAATTCTTGGTGGTGGTACATTCCATGCCGTTACGACGGCAGGATCGGTCGCAGGACAACAGGTAATGCGCGCTGTGGCTCATCCACTACAAATACCGGGCATGATTGGAGATAACGTTAAACTAGCCATAGGAACGCTCTCAAAGGCCTCACACGAAACCCAGATGGCTGATTATGCAGCAACTGGCCAAAAAGGATTTGCTGATATGGTTGGCGTTACAACGCGCGCTAAAGATATTCTTGGAGATGCCAACGTCAATTGGTTAGATAAAGTTAAAGATTCTAGTGCGAATCCGATTAAAGCAATTCACGATATGGTATTCGATCGTCAAATCCCCGAAGCTAAGATGATGATTCTTAAACAATCGATGCTTAGTAAGTTTAAGGGAATGGATTTTCATGCGCCTACGGCTGAACAAGTTGCCTATGGACGTGATGTCGCTAGTGCAGTTAACAACCTTGGTGGTATCAATCGAGCCGTTGAAGGTTTGTCACCAAAAGTTGCTAAAAACTTGAGTCGTGTACTACTCGCCACTGACTTTACAGAGGGTAAGTTCCGTATATTAGGGAATGCAGTTACTAGTCTAGGACCAAAGGGTAATATCGCGCGCCAAATGATTGTCGGTAAGAGTTTGTTATTTGCTATCCCTGGGTTAACTGCAATGACTGTTGCTGGCAAATTGGATTGGAATAATGGAGACGAAGTACGGCAAGCAATTTGGAATCAATTAATGGATCCTAGTATTCCAGTAGATGAAAAGGGGTCAGCCAATAAGACTAATCCTAATGGTACAAACCAAGCGATTCACTTCCCAAGTACGTATTTATCTGAACTTGGTAAGATACTCAAACCGGCGCTCGATCCATTATCACCGAATAAGTTCCAGGGTGCGATTGATTACGCTACTAACCGTTCGGCTGCGGCCATTGGTGTTGGCAGCCGGTTAATCCAAAACAAAGACTTCTTTGGCAATCCTATATATGGGCAAGATGCCAATGGCAATGATATGACACCATTACAGGTTGCTGGCAACGTTGCTAATCAGGTATCACCTATTCCTTTGGTTCAGGGCGCAAAAACGGTCTTAAATGGACAAAATATCCGGGACTCAGCCCTGAACACCCTAGGGTTACGTGTCTCCAACGATGCCAACAGCGCCAGTGGTATTCATAGTGCCGCAGTCAACGATTTCTATAACACTTGGGGGATGGCTCAAAGCGCCAAATCTAAAGTTGTTAAACAAATTAATGCGTTAGTCGCATCAGGTAATACTAGCCAAGCTGTTCGTAAAGCTGAAGAGTACAATGCTACAATTGAAGGCCGCTTGAAACCGTTCAAAGATAAGTATTCTAGCCATTATAACCCAGCTTGGGACGATGAATTCAAAACACTCAACATATCTGTTAAACCTGGTGCTATGAAACAACGTTCTAAGGACCTTCAATTAAATTCGAAATTGCTTAGTCCAGACTATTAATATGTGCTAAAATATAAGAAGGAAAAAAGGAAAACAAAAATATGACATTAGTTTCGACAACAGAACCAAGTGACGGTGATTCAGCTACAGCTGCTAGTGTTAACAACATGATTAATGCTATTTTGGCCGTTGTTAATGGCGGAATTGATCAAGATAATATTGCCGATTTGTCAATCATTACATCTAAATTGGCTGCTTTATCTGTGACTGGTGCAAAGTTAGCCGCTAATACAGTTACGAATAATAAATTGGCTATACAACCATCAGAAATGGTGTTCGATTATATCGCATCAGGTTGTGTATGGTCTGGTGATGCCTACGGTTCAACTAGGGTGGCTTCTTGTACATCCGGAGTTGTTTACATAGGCGGTAAACGTCTAACGGTCGCTGCAGTTACCTCCCGAACATTTACTGCCTCTAAAGACGTTTATGATGATTTATTGGATAATGGCGACGATACTGCCGTTCACGTTTATACTGATTATACAACTAACACTGCTTCACCAGCGCTCGCTGCTAACAGTATCAGATGTGGGATTATTGTTGTTGGTGCTTCAAACATTGCTGCTGCAACATCAGTTAACCAAGGTCAAGAGAGCATGCTTGTTCCGATTGCATCATCAATACCTTACGCTGTTACCGATTCATTGGGTAACTTAATTTGTCCTAGAGACTCAAGTCGAAAACTATTAGGGTTCCGTCGCATTCTATCGACGTTCACTACTTCTGCCACTACCGAGACTGCTATCACAGGTTTGTCTGTCCCGGTAATAGTACCAACTGGTAGAAAAGTTACGGTATCTACCAATGTACCAACTATTCAGATGGCATCAGGTGCACCAAACTTAGGCGTTTTACGTCTATGGGACGGCGCGGTTGGAGGCGGTACTACTATTGGTGAAGCGCAGTGGCTGTTGACTAATAACACCACTGATACACAAGTAGCCAGCCCAATAGCGACAGTTACCCCAGCTACAGCATCAAAAACTTATAATGTGTCTGTCTTTAACACTGGTGCAGTTCTTAAAACATTTACCGCATCATCGACTAGACCATTATATATAAAGGTTGAGTTAGAGTAGAACAGTATATAAAACAATATAATTCAAGAAAATAAAAATGACTAAAAAATCACTAACTCCCGTACACCAAGAAGATAGCGATGAACGTAATGATCTTCGTAAAGAAGATATTCTAGCTTTAAAGTCGTTAAGCAATCAACAAAGGGATATTTCTAAAAAGTTGACTGACCACATCAGTCAGAACGAATTGGAAGCTATTGGTAATAAAAACTTTCGTGATAAATGGGACCCAATGTTGCCCGATTTATTGATAATTGTTAAAGAAAAAAAAGATAATTTAGTGTTCAATAAACGAGCTGCACAAATTGGTAGGTTGATTGTAGTAGTAGCGTTAGGTTTTACAACCGTTCTAGGTGCTGCTTATGGCGTATCTAGGTTAATAATTACTATGGGTGGGTTTGATCCCAAGTAAGGAATGATATGAACTATCAACAACTTGTAACTCCTAACCCAAACGTAATATATAGTCATTATGATGATGATACCAAATCATATTACAAGGTAAACTGCTGGCCTGGTTGGTGTTTAGAGTACGTTGCTCAAACTTTTGGGGGTAAGTTTTCAAACCCACAACCAAACGCAACTCTTGGCTTCGACGTCGCCCAATATAAACACACCGACTTACCGCCAAGTGGTATCTGGAGTGTTATCTGGTTTGCCGTTAAAGGTGTTTCAGAGGGCCATGTGGCTCTATCTGCACCCGATGGCACTGTTTACTCATCTAGCCACCCTACGTCGCATACCGCGACTCACCATCCGTCATTCCAAGCATTGTTGAATTATTATGGTGGGATATTAACCTATCGTGGTTGGACTGAAGATTTACAAGGATTAAGAATAATAGAAGGAGGAAATATGCAATTAAATAAAACTGCATGGCAAGAACTAGCTCATGGGATATTAGGTAGGAACGGTCTATCGGGTCGATCCAACGCTTTGGATGGTTCGAGTGATAATTCAGACTATATCGGTAGGGAATTAGACCTCGACCTCATAAATGAACTGTTTATCTCGGATGAAGCTAAGAAATGGCGAGACAGCAATGACTACGGTTCGGTACCAGATATTAACAAACGGCTTGTTTCTGTAAGTACAGTTCAGCAACAACTTACAGACGCGCAAACAAAAAACGTTGGATTGACGCAGAACCTATCAGACCAAAATGCTCAATTAGATGTCGCCCACAAACAGATCGCAGAACTACAAAATGAACTCGGTCAAAAACCAGCACCAATAGCTCCGGACCAAACGCCACCACCTAAAGTTAGTTTTTGGCAGATGATAATAAACCTATTTACAAGGAGTAAATAATAAGATGGAAAAATTAAAACAAATACTGAACAGTGTACGATTATTCGTCAATGCTCATCCAATACTAAGTAAAGCTGCGCATACGTTTTGGCAGGCGTTTTTGAGCTTTATAGTGATTGGTGCGACACCAATAATAACCTTAGTCACGAACGGTCAAATAAAGGAGGGTTTCTATGCGGCCCTTGCTCTTGTCATTGCTAGTGCTGCTGCTGGGTTGTCTGCTGCTAAAGGCGCTATCAAATCATATATACAAACGAAAATAAACACCGAGGTCTAACATGATTGACTATGAAGGTGAACACATCGGCCATACTTTGTACAGAGAGATAATACGTCTCCCCCGCGAGCAAGTTCCAGAGAATTGGGATGGTATTTATACCCTACGTGATCTCGAACTAGCTGAATGTGCCGGAGAAATATCCAGAGATTCTATAAATACCCGCATTACTGGTGCATTAGCACTACGACAATTCAATGCACAAGTTTCTGATTCTGTTGAAGCCATAAAGGCCGCCAACGAACTGAGCGTAGAGGATTGACCCATGTTCCGCGAAATGCGCTGGCCCACCGATGAGAGTGGGCTGGCTCTTCACTCAGACTATGTACTAGAAGATGCTCCGGCCCCACGCGGACACGAAACAAACACACACCATTTGCAGCACCCTGGAGCCGAGTATGAGCATTATAGGGTCCAACAACGTAAAGTTGGTGCTGTGGTACTGTTTCTGTGCTTACGCGACCTCCAGACGCGTCAGGACGTCATTCCGGTTAACCAACATGAATGGATCAACGATATGTTCATGCCGCCAAAAATGTTGAGTGAGGTCCAAGCTTACGAAGAACTGGAACGTGCCTTTTTCGCGAAGGAATGTTTTCGTAAACGAATGACTAAAAAACAGATGGCCAAGCATGGTTATAAACATGATGTTGGTGCCTATGCTTTAGTGCCATTCACAGAAGATAAATTATTGCAGTGCAAACAGGATTGTGATATGTTGATAAGACTGCGCGCAAATTAATAACCCCCATTTCAGGGGGTTATTGTTGTTTAGCAACCTTTGCCTTTGTGCATTGGTGGGACTTTGACCTTGGTAGGTCGTCCTGTAGATTTAGCCATATTTATGTTTCCTTTCTTATCCACAAGTATAGCAGAAGTGTTGTTGATATTAAATAATGTTTATGCTATAACAGATGCAGAACGGCGATGCGTTTGTACATTGACCAAGTTTTTACTTAAAGTGGTATCAAACAAACACTTAAAATAAAAACAACAATTAACACACCTCCCTATATAAAAACTCCACCTCGATACATAAGTTTCTCAATATGATTCGGTCTTTCCTCGCAGAAAACGGAATCATTTAAAATAAAAATTATCTAAAATAAAATAAGCCCCATCATCGCAATGGGGTTTTAAATTTATACTATAGTGTTTAATTTTTCAAGATAAACCTGATGTGCTTGTTCGGCTGTTTCAAAGTAACCTAATGCTGTTTTTTTACCATTAATTCGTATTTCAGATTTCCACGGTTTATTCAACTTACGATATTTATCAAAATATGCACCTTTAAGGTTTGAACCTGACCAACCACTACGGTTACGAAGGTTGTCAGCATGAGTAACAAAACGTAATTTGTTGGACTTTGATGGGGAGAGCTACCTAGATACTTTCTGTTGGGATTGGGGTCTTCACAGATTTTTCATAGGATACTTCGAGGTGCACCCATTTTATCGCCCAGTTCAGCCCTGCCACGGCAAGCCTTAAAAAGACTTAACAGGGCTGAATTAGACGTTCGAGCATTCTCTCAAAGATGCTCGACAAGTCTACCTTACCATTACCACCATGAATGATTCAACCAAAAGTTGTAGGCCCCACACCATGAACCATAACGTCCGATAGCGTAACTATTCGCCCAGACTAACTGACAAATCGGATCACCATGGCCACAACCAGTTTTAGAGTATGGTAATGCTTGGGGTAAACCTTCGGCTCCAGATGATGCATTAACTGAGTTTGGGTTCCACCCACTCTCTCGGTTAACGATATATTCTACATACTCATAATCACCTGGTGCTATGCCGGCCGCTTTCATCCAATCTTCATGTCCACCAGAAACAACTGGGGCTGATGTCTGTGCGACTGGTTCCTGTTCAACTGGTTTATCTGTACATGAAAATGGTGCGTCTTTAGATATTAATTGCTCGTCTGTGCAATGATTAGGGTTATCCTGCCAAGTTATTGGCTTTACAACCACAACCGCCTTAGCGGGCTTAGAAACAGCCTTAGACGTTAAATTTGTCTTTACAGGTTGTATTGGTGGGGGTGCCATAGCGGCCACCAATGTACCTGTCATCAGTAGTGCGAGTATCACTTGTGATACGTCGAAAATAAACTTTTTCATAATCCGCGCTACGGACAGTTGCAGAAAAGCGCTTTTTTATTCCTTTGTTGATTTCTTTTTAATGTTTGGTGTCGCGACCTGTTTCGCAACATGGTTGATAACGAGCAGAAGGCCGCAGAACACTGCTACAATTCCTATTATACTCGCATTGACAAATTTTACCCATCCGGCTAGGCTTGCACCTGCCAAAATGATTACGGTTAGTGCAAATGGTTCGATTGCTGTGACTATTCTATTTAACATTGGTTGCTCCTTTGTTTTATTGATTACTACAGCAGTATAACATAACTATAAGCGTCTTGTCAATACTATTCACCAACTTCAGGTAATTTCGCGGCCAATTGAATGATTTCTTTTAGCATTTCCAGATTGCCAGTAATCATAATATGATCAGTTTTTACGATACCGTAACCACCGTTCATAATCTCGTCATAAATTTGTAATTGTTCGTCACTCACTATCGATCTCCCTTCCAATAGTTTACGTGTTCTTTTTCATCTTCAACTTTTTCAACTGGACGATAATGGCCAACGAATACACCAGTCCAATAGGAAATTGATAATGCAATAAATAATCGCCAGTCCATACTAACCCTTTGAAATCTTAATTGATATTGGTTGAATCGGAGGCATAACACCTTCTTGAACTGGTGGATATTTTTCAGATTCTAGTAGGACTATGAAACCATTACGAAGTGAATCATAAACCACAGTAATAATCTTGGCATCTTCTGGAATACCTTCCATGATTTTCCAACCTTTGCGAATCTTTAAACCTTCTGTGAATAGTGACATAAAGGCCGCCGGATTAATCATTACAAACTTGACACGTCGTCCCTCACTTTGTACTGCTTCTTTGACTGGATTATTCATCGATGTAGATCTCCGCTCTTGGGTTAATTTTATCTATTCCACCATATTGCAAATCGAGACAATCAACATATTTCACGCAATCGTCTGTGATAATACCGGACTTGGCCAATGCATCCATGACGCCGGCTGCGGCGTTATCCAGATCGTGCCGGCGTTCACTATCGAAGAAAAACACTAACGTAATCCCGATAGGGTAGTCAGTTATCTGGTACCCCATGAATTGCAACATCAACTGTTGAATGGCGCTTTCTTGCCACGCTTTTACTCGGTCGTTACTACGAATAAATCGTTGGCCAGTAGATCGATTAATGGCAATTTCTTTACCATTTTTTTGACTTGGGACGTTACCCACCACAGTCAGTTTCATGGCTGGTGAACCTTTTCATGGCACGATCGGACTAACCACACCATATTTGACTCATCATAGTATAACTCTGGGGCTTCGTCGCGACCTTTAATATGATGAAGATCCATTTCACTACCTGATGTTCTGCAATCTTCTAAACCAATCTTAGAACACTGGCACCTAATTAGACCTTCATCGTTTTTATCGCGGTTAAACTTAGCATCTCTGAACAGTTTCCATACATCGGCTTTGACGCCTCTACTTTTTAGCGGTGTTCGTTTTAATGTTGAGTTGCGTTTCATTTATTGGTGTCTCCAGAAACGGTATTTCGTTTGTTGGTATTTCGTTTTTTACTGCGGGTTTTGGCTGATTTTTGTCCAGCTGCGCTTGTAATATCTCTAAGTTTTTCCGGGTCCGTATCGCGTAAGTAGCCAAAGTAACCACGACCCCGGTGGCGACCACCAGAAGGAGCAATTCTCTTATTGAAATCGGTTCCATGTCTTTCCTCTCTAGTTTGTTGAGCTTTTCTATTTGCGGCTTCCCGATCGAATTCGGGGATCCTGCGTCCTAGTATATCTCTTTTTACCTCAACCATTTTAAAACCTCGGATTTATTTGTTAAAATTGGACGTCTTTAATACCGGTGTCTTTTGGTTCGACTTTGGTTTCCGTTTCAGTTTTAGGATCATCAAAAGGGATTTCGGCCAAATCTAATTTAGTTTCCTCTTCTTCTGGTGCACTGTCAGCTTCATCAACATTATCGACATCATCAATATCTTCTTCGTCAACTGGTTCACTGTCGCGGCGAGCTAGTGAAATGTCAAGGTACCTTTGTAACACCTTATCAAGTCGGCTAGCATTAGTTGCAGTATCACCAGAAATTGTCATTCCAGTGAAGTCAGGTACAAAGTAAACCGTAGCACCCTTCTTGGCTTGCGTAGAGCCTGTCAGAACGGCTGCATACTTCTGGGTGTCATATTGCTTGTTGAACTCAATCCAGGCTGTTAGAGCGGCTCCTGCAACCTTCAAGTTGCCAATTGCGAACTCGCCACTATCGTCTTTGTAGGCAATGTAGATAGATTTAGCATATTTGGCGCCAAGCGATTTGATACTGTCTTTTATGTTTTCGTAATAACCACGAGCTTTAACACCGGATTTGGTTCGAACAACTAATTCATCATTCTTCATATTACGAACTTCATTGCTCCAGAACCCACCATGATCAGCATCGCTAAAACCAGTAATAGCATTCAACTCATCCAGCACAATAAATGTGAATGGATATTCGACAATGATATTTTCTTTGGCATCTTTATCATAGTGTGAAATTGTTCCACCGGCCTTTTCGCCGCCATTCCATTGGAAATAACGCGTTACTGGACTTTTTACTGTTGGGTTGCTGAATGACATTTATTTGTCTCCTAAGATTATAGATTTTACTGCCCACATAACAGCCTCTTCGATATGTGTTTTTGATAAGCTTTTTTCTCGACTAGATGGAGTTATATCAATGACTGCTTTAGCAAATACTCGTGCTGCTATTCTTATTTGCTCAATATTAGATATTGCTAATTCTGATGGCGTATGATTAGTGATACTGTAATCAAGCTGTTCAAATTCGGTTTCTGTTGTTGCTGGTCCCATTATTTTATCTCCTTCGCGAGTTTGGCATCGCCTAACTCATTTAATTTTTTCTTAGTTTGATCCATGAAACGGTAGCATAAAGCTACACCCTTCCACCAATCAATACAGTCTTTAACTGTCAATCCTAAATCGCTGGCATAAATGTAATCGAATCCGCCGTTTTTACGACAGGACACGATTAACAAATCGTCCGGCATTGTGTTCCCCATTTCAGCCCAGGCATTCGCATATGCGGCTGACTGGATGAAATAACTGTAATATATTCCTTGTGATGCTGCTGCGGCCTTGGACATACTGGCGTTACTTGTCTTCCAATCGACCAACACAATTTTGCCATTAATATTCAGCAATGCATCAAACGTCCCGCAGTAGTCCATATCTAGCGAATAGATAATGTCTTCTGCGCCTAGTAATCGTGGTTTCTGTTCATCCCACCAAAGTACAAACTGATTGTAGGCAGTGATAGCCTGTAACACATCACTATCGAAATCTTTCATTGCATTAGCGCGTTCGGCCGCGAACTCCGGTATTGGGAATGCCTCTTCAATCGATGCCTTGTATGATGCGGCAATATCAAACGTATTGTGTTCAATATAGTGCTGAATCGCATCGTGCACTACATTTCCAATGTCTCCACCCTTTTTCTTTTTGCGTAGATAACTTTTACTAGCTGATGTGACAAATTCTAGGGTTTCATATTTGGTGACAGACCGTAGACCATCGCCATCCCACAACGTGCCAACATCCTTCGAAAATCCAACTAGATGTTCACCGTCATCATTGGTAAAGTCATAGAAACCAAATAATTCTTTCAACGCCATACCCATCGGCCATGTCATCAAACCTTTTTTCTCAAGGGTATCTTCCATTAATGTGGTGGTTCCTTTTGGACGTTTCTTTTTACCCCAAGCTTTTGGATCAGTCTCCGGTAAGTCCCAGTTCTCACGTAATTGGCGGAAATACATATGCGGTTTGTCAAGATAAGAAATCTTTACTTTACCATCGTATAGAACCTTAGTAATATCCTTAAAAGCCATCGCGACTACTCATTGCTGCTAACGCTTTTACAGTTTGTTTAAATTCTGATTCTTTGATTTCATTAAGTTCAGCAACCACCATATCAGTTGCTTTTTTCATGGCGTCTAATATCAATACCCAGGTACGCAAATATTCTGGTTCGCGGCCTTCGAATAACCATTTCTTAGCGATATAACCGTTTCCATTTGATGAAGGTTCAACAAAAGTCATTTTCTTTTTGACAAAATCAACTCGCACCAATAAATTAATGCCGTTTATGTAATATTGTCGTATTACTAGAAGATCTCGTATCTTAGTTTTTGCTACAGTCATTACAATACTCCAATCAATTTATTACGTCGTGCGATCTCTTTATCCAACACCGACAACATGTTATTAGTTTTGACTACACCAATAACCCATCGATTCTCAAAATCTTTGAAATGTAAAAATTCTAAACTGTCCAATACAAATACTCGGCCGCGCAAGAACTTATTTTTGATACGATCGTATTCTTGCATCTCGCGACCTAATTTTTTATAAGCACCGGCAATGTCCTGGACCTTAAACTTTTTCAAATCTATCATTTCTTTTTACCCTTCCCCTTGTTTTGTTTACGAACTTCAGCGGCATAACGAGCATCAGCTTGTTTATTACCGAACCAAGTAGCTTTTTTATCAACTGTCACATGACAATCATGGCAATAAACATTACCATATTTCTTACGCGCTTCATCACTAGCATCAATAATGTGGCCGTAATGGCTCATACCAGTATCAATATTCACCAAATCAATATGCTCACCCCAGATACGCATATTCTTGGTGTCTTTTCTGGTGATTTTGATTCGGATCGGGCTACCTTCGTAACTGAACCCAAGGATCTGACCAACCTTCAGCGCTTTGATGCCTTCCGGTGAAATTACATCTGTCAGTTCTTCTTTTTTACCCATTATTTTCCTCTCTCAGTTTTATAGTGCTACGTACTTTCATACACCCATAACATATCTGAGTAAGTGCATCGTGAAAGGTTGAATAAATTGCTTGTTGGGTATGATGGCCTTCACACTCTTGAATGTGCTGACGAACCTCTTCTTGAGTCTCACAGTGTTCATATTCGAGTTTCATAACTTAGTACCTTTCCGCTTCTAATTTAGTAATAAAAAAATGTATTCCACCTGAACATTCTTGGGTCCAGTCTTCGTCAAATTTATCACAGTGTACAGTTTCACCAACTTTATAAATAAAACTAGCTTGATTTTGGCTAATAGCTTTTTTATAGTGTTTACTATTTTTGGTGATTTTTAAAACTTCAGCATACTCGGCTCGGCATTTACGACCCATTGCGTGCGAACGTTTAGCCTCTTTCGGTATAAGTAACCTAACAATTTTATCATCAACACATTTTTTATAACCGATAATATCACCTTCTGGTAATATACGAGTTTGTGCGATAGCATAGTCGGAATTTTTCGCATCACGCAAATTCGCACCACGCAAATCCGCACCATACAAATTCGCACCATACAAATTCGCACCACGCAAATTCGCACCACGCAAATCCGCATCACGCAAATTCGCACCACGCAAATCCGCATCACGCAAATCCGCATCATACAAATCCGCACCACGCAAATTCGCACCACGCAAATCCGCATCACGCAAATTCGCACCACGCAAATTCGCACCACGCAAATCCGCACCACGCAAATTCGCATCAACTAATGCCTCTTTAAGAGTTGATTTTTCAGATTCATATAGTACAGAACCATCGAACCATTTTAAGATCTTAATTTTTACTTCCATTTTCTTGGCCATTACAACTCCTTCTCTACTAAATTACGATACATTTCAACACTTTTACTTAAATGAACTTTGATCTGATTATAGATTTTCTCGGCCTTTCCAGACGTTAGTTCAGTACAATCGTGGATATCAAGGAATGAAATATATTCTAGTAGTTTTTCTTTATCTGGTGCAAGTGCAGCCTTTTTTTCAGCCTCTTCTTTGGCACGTTTGGCCGCATCAGCCTCAACTCGTTTAAGTTCCAACTCTTGCTCAATCGCTTCACGTTTCTTACGTTCCTCATCAGCCTTAGCACGTTCCGCGGCCAACTTTTTATCAGTCTCTTCCTGTTTCTTCTTGGCCTCAGCGCGTAATCGTTCGTTTTCTTTGAACACCTTCTGACGTTTTACCTCTTCAGCTTTTTCCAACTTGATACGTTCAACTTCAGCTGCTTTTTCTTTAGCGATTCTTAAATCATACAAAGTTTTTTCACGCTCCAATGTATCAGCAAACTGAGCATCGTTCATCTCACCAAGATTGTAAATTGAAAGATCATCAATATATTTGGATAATTCTGTGGTGCGTTCAGCAATAATACGAGCCCGGCGTTCGGCCGATACACGTTCGCTAAATTCTTCTTGGAATTTCAAATAGGTTTCAGCCGGTTCAATGTACTGTTTGACAGTCCGGTTCACAAAATCAATCGCATTAGCAGACTTCAGCACATTCACTTTCAGTTCGTCATGGCGCTTATCGACAGCCACACGAATACTGCGCAGTTTTAATCGCATCTCGCGCGCTTGGACCATAACATCAACTTGTGATTCGTCAGTAACTTTAATCTTCTCGTAACTCTTCAGGATTTCACCAGCCTCAGTAAGTGGCATACCATAAAGTTGAAGCAATTCAACAGCTTCGTTTTTATCCATGCCGGTCTGGACTAATTGAGTTTCTAATTCAGAATCATATTGGCTAGTCTTAGCAACTGCTTTAGTCATATTAAATCTCCTGCATCCAATAAGTTTTTAGACGTTCCCATTCAACTGCAAACCATCCTCGCAGGGCTTTAAATGGTTTGATGAACATAAGTTTGTACCTGTACATAATTTGGTTGCTCCGTTTATGGTTTTAATTTACTCTACTATAACCGTTATGTCAACATTGCAATTATGCTATAATTATTGTGTAGTCTCTGGATTCTGGGTTGCTCCTTGTCCGGAGACTACTTCAAGTTCAACCGAACCAGGAAACATGTCCAGAATCGTTTCTATGGCGCTCTGTGGCTTCAGACGACTCATTATCCATTTCTTCATTTGGCTCGCTCACAGCGCCTTCAGACACGTCAAAACCTAATTCTTTGCTGGTATAGGCAACAATCGATTCAATACCTTCAGCCTCAAACATCTCACCCCAATCCTTATACGGATGGCGTGGCTGCAACACACGATAACCAGTAACCTCATCCAAGGCATCACGCAACTTATCACCGGCATCATCATTGTCGCCGGCATAAACCAAGTCAATCTTATTCTGAACACAATAACCAGCCAATTTTTTCATCAGTTCACCAGACGATGCGCTGGGCAATCCGATCCATGGCACTGCGCAATAATCTAGGACTGCACAATCGCTGGTCCCCTCCACCACAAATAATTTAGGATTGTCTAAATTCCATGTTCCATAACATGTTGGTTTAGCGTCCTTCAGGAATGTGAATCGTCGTTCACCAGATAAATGTCGCCACTGCGCAAATGGAATGGAGGTTTTACTAGCGCTGAAATACGGAATGAAATAACTATTACGCGCTTCATCCCATCGCCAACCTAAACTATCCAACACATCCAATGGTAAATTTTTAAAATAGTGATCGCGCGGAATCATTGGCATTTTCAACCACTGCGGCATCAAATCATACTCAGTGTATTTGTGTTCACTCACAGGCTTTCGCTCCACCTGTCTCGTCGGCGCATTTCCATAACCTCTAGTGGGTCTAAGCTCTGGGAATGCCTTGGTGATATGCTGTCGTCCACATCCTGCATTACAGGACACGAACCAATCATCTTTATATATTTGGGCGCTGGGGTTTTCATCACTGTGAAACGGACATTGAGTAATGATGTAACGGTGTCGGTTCTTATATTTGAGTCCGGCTCTATCGAGGCACATGAGGACATCTGATTCTGTGAATGTATCTGGTTCATAATCACCTTTCATTGTTTATTTTACTTGCATGATTCCATGCGACTGTTATTGAATTTCATATTATAGTGATAATCCGGGGTCCAAGTGAAACGTGATTTATGCAAGTTGAATCGAATCCAACCCGGGTTATCTTTTTCCTTGCTAATTTCTATCACCTTTGACGCGGCCTGAGCAATGGACCCGGACCCAACCACCTTATTCATCCCCTTGCTATGGTTATCTTTATTGATGTGGCTGATCAGAATAATAGTTTTCTTATTCTTTTTCATCAGTTGATTCAACTTCTGCATGAACACCCGCTGCGCAGTGTATTCGTTTTCACCCTTGATTGATTCGGCACCCTCAAACGCAAACTGCAAATGGTCCAACAAAATCAATTCAATGCCGCTATCAAACCATTCTTCAATCATTTTGAGCAGATCCACTAGGTTCCACGACCTCATCAGAGCGTCCTGGGGAATGCAACGGACGTTATTAGCCACATTGACCTTATCATACTGCTCACGCGTCAGTATGTAGCTTAAACGAGCCGATACGTCGGCCATATCATCCTCCAGTATCAATAACCCCACTTTCGTGCCGTCAACCATGGCCGGTGCAATCATATTGAGGGAGACTAATGTTTTACCAATGCCGGTTGGTCCGTAAAGCAATACGATTTCGTAACCATTTTGACGACCATATCCGTAACCAAGGTACGAATCCAAACCCGCGTTACCAGTTGTGAATCGATTAGTTTTACCATAGTTTTTAAGCACTGTAGCAGCCTCATCTTTAAAATCACCCAGATAAACTATTTGTTTTGTAATCATTTCTGTGGTCTCGGGTTATCTTTGCGCCATGTTTCAATATCCAATAAACCTTGGGCGTCCTGACGAAATGCTTCAGCTTCTAATTCGTTCCACTCATGCATTTTAGCTTCGTATACTGGATCGTAGACCGGGGCGTCGGGACGCGCGACAGTTTGCTCTACGCCCCAAAATCTTTGCACCATGAGTTTCTTACTGATGATGTCGAATGGAGTATTGAGTGTCGGTCTGAAATCGCCCTCCATAGTGCGTAAATCGATTTTTAATAAGCGCTCCAGATATAAGTTACCATCTTCCATCTTTTCAATATCTGATGCCCACTTTCGTATATTATTTGCGTTAGTAACTGGTAATCCATATTTCTTTACCACATCCCAAAATAGTTTGTTGGTTGTTGGTAGTTCTGTAGTTGATGACACTATGGCCGATTCATCGGCACTACGTAGTAATGTATTCTTATTACTGTATTCTATGTTCAATGGGGATTGAAGGGGGGTACAATGGGGATTGAAGGGGGGTACAACAATTGTCAGTAGTGGAATGATATTTTTTCGATGATTGTTTTTATCTATTTTAGTTTCAATCCAATTGGCGGAATTTAGTAAACTAATTATTGTCGCGACACTATGTTCTTTTAAACCGGTTTCAGATGATATCAATTTATTGCTGGCAATACAACCTTTGGAACCCATTGAGTGAGCCTCGATTGCTCCATAAACTAAAACGTGGCTGGTGGTAGACAACTTACCATTGGGTAATTCTTTACCGATCAACGATCCGTAGAATGGTATATTTTTAAGCATCGTTGGAATCCAAATCAAGCTTTAAACGGTTATTTCTTTTTTTGTCGTACAAGTCGTTATCAATACCAGGCACAATGTTTTCAGTTATACGTTTAGGCAATGGTAGGTTAAAGTTATCTTGCAATGAATATTTACCATCTTCTGATAAATATACATACCCAACTACTTGCGAATCTATAATTTTATTCATTTTCACCCCTATTCTTTTTATGCTTGACAGTTATGGGGCGGGTTTGATAAACTAAAACTGATGTTGAAGTTTATAAAGACGTCCGTGTAACTGCACGGCGTTTTTAATTTTCAGTTGGTTTTGATGTTGAAGTCAAAACTTTCCTCATCATACATCAAAAATAATGATAATGCTAGTCCTATTTTTTGGTGCGGTTGACACGGAAGTGATACAATGCTTTGTCGTCCATCCTACCCCTTTCGGACATGACTATATTACGGAATCCACCGGCTTCTTTTTCCACTCTGATTGTTTCGACTTTACCCAATCTTTCCACAACCCCAGCCAAATCATAAACCTGCAAAATCTTGTTGCTTTTGGCGGGATCAATACGGACGCCGCGGCCAATCATTTGATAATATAGCGCCAGACTCATTGTGGGGCGCGCTAAGACGATACAATCCAATTCTGGTACATCGAAGCCGGTAGTGAACACGCCGACGTTTAACAGGTGCCTGACACGTCCAGCGCGAAAATCGACAATTACAGACTCCCGCTCCTTTTTGGGTGTCTTCCCATCCACTATTGCGACTTCGATGCCAATTGAATTGATGAGTTCTTTCGCATTGCGCGACTGACGAAGGGATGAGCAAAATATCAGTGTTCGTTCGTTATTCTTTTCGGAATATTCCACAGCCTGAGCAATTCGGCGTAACCGTTTCTGGTTCCAGAATCGCTCCAGGCTCTCTGTGGTGTAATCAGCCCCCGTAGTGTTGACTACTAATTGCGACATGTCTTCATCGCTTATGTCATCCTTGAAGTATTCAATTGGTGATAAGTAACCCTGATCAATAAGTTCTTGTGTCTCTATCTGATAGGCTATTTTTTTAAAGAATGGATTACTTGATATACGATTAATCATCTTCAGCGCTGCCGTGGCTTGTAAATAACCATGCTCCCAGGTATATTTCTGGGTGATACGATAAGGCGTCGCTGTAAGACCACAAACGTGCGTACAATCGATGGCGCGCAAGAATGATGTTAGCATACCTTGTTTATTCTTAGGATCCACCAGGTGGCACTCATCGATAATCACATATTTAAAATGTTTGAACAGGTCCGGCTTCTTGTAGATAGATCCAATGGTGGCATAGGTAAACTTGGCCACTTCCTTGCTATTACAACTGGCGCTATAAATCGATATATCATCAATACCATAGCTTTTCAACTTGCTATAATTTTGCTCTAAAATCTCTTTGCTTGGTTGCAATATCAACACTGGCGCGTCGATCTTGTGGCAAATATCAGCAATGATTAATGACTTGCCGGCGCCGGTTGCGGCCTGAATGATGAATGGCTTGTCGTAGTGGCGCAATCCATGAATTGCACAACTGACCGCCTCCTGCTGATAATCTCTTAACGTATATAGCATTTTATTAATTCAATTCTAGCATGGACAACGTGACAGATCATATCGGTTATGAGTGCTCCCATGGCTATAACTCCTTACCTATGAACTCAACGCCATAATAAAGCGGTGTAGTATTGTCAAAGTAATCAGTCATAGCGTCGTCGTTATCTTTGCCAAATTGGCTAAGTATAGATCGAATCTTTACGCTAACAGCTTTGGCTGTCTCGTTTATTTCTGACGCGTTCAATAATCGGGCTGAATAGTGAGGGCGTGGCGTCTTATATGTTGATACCCGGACCAATCGCCCGCTGTCGGCCGGTTGTCCGTTTTCATCCACAATATATTCATAAACACTATCAAAATTAGCGTTATTAGTGGTTATCTGGACGCGTGGTCCGCCATAACCGCTATTAGCTTTTTGTACTGTGATGACTAGGCCATAGGCTTTAATCTCTTTGGCTAGTTCATGTTTCAATGTCTCGCGTACTAATTGGCTGGCTTCTTTGGTGTGGCCATAACCATATATTTTTGATTGTTCAAGCGTGGTATTCATTTGCTAAAGTCCTTTATAGCTTCGATCCCTTTTACCTAAGCACCTTGGCGCTATTCACTATTACCACCACGCAACGGCTAGGATGGATTACACATCCGGCTAGGCTGGTTGCTCAGGTAGAGGGGATCGAGTTGTTAAATTTGTTTATGATTCAATCAGTACAGGGCGACTCTCGGCTGTGGTTTTTATTGCTTACCGCTGCAATGTTATTGTCTGCTGTACTGATTGTAAATCATTCTATGACTTGCCGTGTAGCTTTGTCATACTTTAATAATACTCCAGTATAAGCATCTTGTCAATACATTAGCACTATGAAATAACAGGGGTGATGAAAAGATTATGCGATAAAACATCAATAATATCTATACACAACGCCCAAATATAGACACATCCACCATAAAGGGTATACAATCAAAGCATGACAATTAAGCGGACAGGAACCAAAAGACCATATAACAATATTACTGATCAAACAGTAGTTAAGTTTAAGGCTTTAGAATTTGATGTGGGCAATGGCACAGAAGCGGTAAGAGTTATGAACCCGGAGATTCTTAACCCGGCATTGCGCGCGTTTCGAATCAGAACAAAAGCTAATGAAGAATCAGCACTGGACTTTATAGATAATACATTGCAACAGATTGGGATTGATTCAATTAATCGTGTAGGATTGATGGTAAATAGTAATGATGAGAAGATTGCCACAAAAAACTCTCATTTTGTTATTGATCATATCAGGGGTAAAGCGATGCAAAAGTCAATTAGTCTTAGCGTAAAGCGCAACATTCAATCAGTGCTAGACTAGGACACTATATAAGCCCTTTTAAGAGGTGATAGCGTAAAAGTTAGCGTAACATACTACTATTGCGTATCTGTTAACGTCTTGAAATGTATATTGTGCGACGCTAGCTATGCACTCTCTACCCCTGTTATACTACGCTATACATGCTATAACACATAATGCTCATAAGATGTACACCACATATAGCGTGTTGCCCATCCCCCTAGTCGTAAGATATGCCTGGGGTGTGATGTTACTGGTGCACTCCCCGGGGGGTGGGCCCGACATGGTACCTGTCAGCAGTGTACACCAGAAAGAACGAAGTGAACTATCCCCCTTTACGACGAGGGGTACCATGTATTTTTATACCTACATTCTAAATTCACCCCCCCCTATATATTTTTCTCAAATTTTTACAGCTCCTAGTTTGTCCGTCTAATATACTTTGTCCGTTTAACTATTGCATTTGTCCGCCTAACTTGGTATGATTACTATATTAAATGTCCGTCTAAATAAGGAGCAACTATGAACCTACCAAAGACCGAACTAACTAAAAAGCAGGTAAATGATGACGAGTACATACAGCTGCATAAAACTTGGAAATGTAAGATAGGTATCCATAATTGGTGTCCAGTACACAATTCTAAAGGAATGAGTATTTGTCTCGACTGCAATTTGCTTAACACAGGTTATTTAAAATATGTAGCAAGAGTTAAAAAGGATGGATGTGTTTTATGACCAACTCACAAACAAAGGAGAGCAATATGAGTGATGATAATACTAAACCAGAGTTTTTTGCACTATGGTCATTAAGGGACTTGCAGGTCGAGTGTGCAAGGTTGAACCAGTTATTAAATGATGTTATTGAAATAGCAGAAAATATAGGGATAGGGTTGAAAAATGAAAATTAGCAAATATGTTATAAACCCATCAGCACCACTAAAAAACGTCTGGTTACTTTTAACCCTTCGACCTTACCGTGTGCCATTTGTAGTCAATACAAGTAAGTGTACTGCAATACCGCAACCTGACATATTCTACATAGTTGAGCAGATGGTATTGGGGGTGAATGGTTTGCACACGATAATCATTTTACTAATGTTGTGGAAAGCAATGCTTGTTTTGCTGACTCGCCACAAGGGGCGTTAATGGAGTATATGCACAGATACGGAGATAAGTTATGAAGATAGTTAAAGTAAAGTGGCAAGACTCTGGTTCGGTAGACGGTCTAGTCTGGCAGTTCAAAGACGATTGGACTTGTGGGGTACATATTTGTTGTTCAGTAGGTTATTTAGTCAAAGACGATGTTTTAGAAGTAGTTATTGCCCAGTCTGAGAACAGTGACCAATGGGGCAGGTTATTCTCTATACCTAAGAGTTCGATACTAGAAATGAAAGCAGTTAAACTATGAAAATACTTAACCTTTATGCTGGTATTGGTGGTAATCGTAAATTATGGGGTGAACAACACGAGATAACTGCTGTTGAGTATGATGAAAACATCGCGGCGGTTTATAAAGAAAACTTTCCTAATGACACGGTTATTATTGCAGATGCTCACCAGTATCTACTAGAACACTTCAAAGAGTTTGATTTTATATGGTCTAGTCCACCTTGCCCCACTCATTCACGCACTAATACATTCTTACACGCCCAAGGTATTATTAGATACCCAGATATGTCGTTATGGCAAGAGATTGTATTCCTTAAAAAATGGTTCAAAGGAAGGTATGTAGTCGAGAATGTAATAAGTTATTACCCACCTTTATGGCCGCCAAGATTACTAGATAGGCATTACTTCTGGGCAAACTTTGAAATATCAGACTATAAAATAAGTGCTGACAAACCTAACAATATATGCAATGCTCGGAAGTCAACACGCCGACCATCAAAAGATGATATGGAAGCGTTAGAAGATTACCACGGATTTAAGATTGATAAAAAGAATAAGAACAGACGCATAATGCTTAGGAATTGTGTATACCCTGGACTCGGACTACACATATTAAACGAAAGTCAAATTAAGCAAGGAGTATTGTTATGACCAACTCACAAACAAAGGAGAGCAAGTAATGAGTAAAAAATCTGATGAGTTTATCCAAAGAAACTGGATTGGGACTGTGCCAACTAAGACCGAAACTA